GCTCGACGGGTTCCTGATCCCCGTCAGAAGCCCGCCAGCGGCTCACCGGCGGCGGGGGAGGAGGAGGCGTGGGCCTCCTCCTCTTTTTTTTAGGGAGGCCCTACCGGCCTCGATTTCTTAGCCCGGGCCCCGCCCGGGCGTTTTTATGTTCTGCACTACGCTGAAGTGATCACCTGTGGAGCCGGCCCATCCCGCCAGGGCGCATTAGCGCGGGCCGGCTCTTCAGGTGATCACCTGTGGTGAGGCCCTCTTTCTTACGGCCTCAGCCGTATGCCCCGAAGAGGGGCATAGCCGCTCTTGCGGCGTCACCCCAAATCGGTCATAGTGCGTTTCCCTTGTTACGCACTACGCTAGGTGACACCACGATGGCCACAGGCTCAAAGACACGGAACAGCGCGGTTGGTACTCCCTCAACGCTAACTTCGTTGCTGCTTCCTGCGCCGACGGCCATCCCGTCACCTCTTAATGACCCGATCATCCTCGCCCAACTGCACCACGGGAACTACGATGACCCGTCGCTCGATCTCCGCGTCCATCACCCAAACCGTCAAGGTCGACCCGCCCCAACTCCTTTCCGCGATGCAAATCGGATTGTTACTGGGCGAAACCTCGTGGCGACACGCTTCAACTTACCTAACCTCGTTGGAATTTGTGTTCGGCGTCGGATACGACGGGAAGTACTTTTTGCACTTAACCGCCAAACTAGAGGCGGGGGGGGTGGAAAGCCGCGCCACCGTAATCGGTTCTCGAAGGTTCGCTGCTAACGGAGTATCCAGATGCTTGGCTCAATTATCTCAGCGGTCGGTAACGTCGCAGGTGGCATCTTCAATGCGAAGCAACAGGAAAAGTTCGCCAAAAACGCCCTAACGTGGAAGGCTCAGGATGCGGAGCGCGCCGGTATCTCGAAGTACTTTGCTATGGGGGCCCCCACCTCTAATTTTGCTCCTGTCTCTGTGGGGGACTTCGGCTCTCTTGGCTCCGCGGTCGATAAACACATGGGACAAACGGGCCCAGCGGGCACCACCACCGGAAAGCTCACTGGCACCACTGCCGCGATTCAGGCAGCCCAACTGGACGGTCTCCGCATCGATAACGATATCAAGCGAGCCGAACTTGCTTCACGCCTTAACATTGCATCTCAACCCGGCGCTGGGGGTGTGCTCGATAGAGACGTCACAACGGGTCCTGGAGGAGCCCAGATGAAGAAGGAAATTTCTCCTTCTTCGCCTGGGACTCCTCAACGCTCTTACGGCGTTTCGCCTGAGGTCGATATGTATCGGACTCACTCTGGTTTCGCTCCGGTACCCCCTCAACAGCTAGCCGAGGTTCACGAAAATAACGCCATCATGCGTTGGCAATGGATGCTCCGAAACCAGCTTCTTCCTTTCTTCTCCGATCAGTACGCTACGGCACCGGGGGACGCACCCCCCGGACACACATGGAGGTTCGATCCGCTTAACGGCGAGTATCGCCTCTATAAACGGTCCCCAGGCGAGCAACGTCTGTGGGAGTATGGCAAGTCAATGTATAGGAGGTAGTCATGGCTTTTCGCCGTCGTCGCCGTCGTGGCGGCCGCTCTCGCCGAGGTCGCGGCCGCTCTAGGTACAAGCGTCGTCCAATGGGCCGTCAACGGATTGGGTTCCGGATGTAACGGGTCCGGGAGGACCCGAAGCTAGGGGACATCGGGCCACTTCAGAGGGAGGTTCTGACCTCCCGGCCGATGTCCCCGTAACAGGGGTAACCATGAACTGCACCAAACCCTTCACTCTGGATGGCGGGGCCTATGGCTGCGGGCACTGCGTCCCTTGCCGCGTAAAAAAGCGCCGTGAGTGGCAACACCGCATGATGCTGGAGGCCGCGCAACACGGTAACAACGCGTTTATCACGCTAACGTATTCACCGGAGCATTTGCCGGAAGATGGGTCAGTCTCTCCGCGCATCAGCGCGCTGTTTATTAAGCGTCTGCGTAAGCAGGGCCACACTTTTCGGTACTTTCTTGTCGGGGAGTATGGCGATCAGAACGGCCTGCCTCATTACCACGCTGCTCTATTTGGTTTTCCAACCTGTCTTTACGGAGGCACTCGGTATAGCAGGCGAGACAACTTCGGCTCGTCCTGCTGTAGCGTGTGCCGGGCCATAGCGTCTGCTTGGCCATTTGGTCGGGTCCATGTCGGCACACTCGAACCAAAGTCGATGGCTTACGTTGCCGGCTACATCAATAAGAAGATGACACGGGAAACAGACCCGAGATTGGAGGGTAGACGTCCGGAATTTGCCCGGATGTCCTTACGTCCTGGACTCGGACTTGGAATGATGCACGATCTAGCCTCTACGTTAATGGAACACTCGTTGGAGAAGAGCCTTGTTGACGTTCCGGCCGTGCTCGCACATGGGCGAGCTTCTTACCCCCTCGGGCGCTACCTTCGCCGTAAGTTACGTACCTTTATCGGCAGGCCCGCGAACGCTCCTGAAGAGGCACTATCTGCCTCGAAGGAGCGCTTGCGGCCTCTGCGCGAAGCTGCGTTCATGGCTTCGAAGCCGTTCAAAACGGCGATCTTGGAGGCGTCGCTAGGCAAACGCATACAGATTGAGACTCACTACCGCCGCAGAAACAGGAGACAACTTTGAAACGCTCTAAGCACTCGCTCTCGCACACCAAGCTATTCAGCTGTGACATGGGCGAGATTATTCCCATGGGCTGCATGGAGGTCCTTCCTGGGGACAGCATTCAGCAGTCCACGCACGCCCTCGTTCGGGCGGCTCCGCTTCTCTCCCCGGTGATGCACCCGGTCCGGGTGAGCATCGCCCATTGGTACGTCCCGAATCGGCTTATTTGGGACGATTGGGAGGACTTCATCACTGGAGGTCCGGATGGACTCGACGATTCGGTTCACCCGACTATCGATATCGCCGGGAGGTCCGGCGTTGGCGTGGGAACGCTATCCGACTACTTGGGCATTCCAACTAACATTCCCAGCGGGCAAACTATCAACGCTCTTCCTTTTCGAGCGTACGCACTCATTTTCAATGAGTGGTACCGAGACCAAGATCTGGTCAGTGAGGTGGCCCTATCCCGAGCTTCGGGCGCGGACTCTACCACCTCTCTAGCCGTCCTCAACGGCGCTTGGGAGAAGGACTACTTTACGTCCGCACGCCCCTGGGAGGCCAAAGGCCCCTCTATCACGGTGCCTCTCGGGACCACCGCTCCCGTCTCCGGCGTTATGTCCCGGGACGGTCGTTCCTCTGCTACCGCACCGGCCAACCTTTGGGGCACGGACGGCACTCCTGACGGCGCCTCAGGAACTGGCGCCTATCTGGACGCCTCGTCGCAGAATGTTTACATTCGCACCGAGGCCACTGGAGGGGCGAGCACTAACAATCGCCCCGCTGTTTTTGCTGACCTCTCACAGGCTTCAGCGATCACGATCAACGTGCTTCGCGAGGCTCTTGCCCTACAGCGCTATCAGGAGGCGCGTGCGCGTTATGGATCACGTTACTCTGAGTATCTCGCCTACCTTGGTGTCAATTCTTCGGACGCTCGACTACAGCGACCGGAGTATCTTGGAGGTGGCCAAGAGACCATTCAATTCAGCGAAGTTCTGCAGACTGCTGAGGGAACTGACCCCGTCGGAACGCTTCGAGGTCATGGCATTTCTTCGATGCGCTCTAACCGTTATAGGCGCTTCTTCGAGGAGCACGGATGGGTCATCAGCTGCCTCATCGCCAGGCCTAAAGCCATCTACGCCAGCGGGCTCCAGAAGCACTGGACCCGCGCCATCAAAGAGGACTACTGGCAGCGCGAGCTCGAGCACATCGGCCAAGCCGAAGTGCTCAACCGCGAAGTCTACGCCGCGCACTCTTCGCCCAACGGCGTCTTCGGCTACCAGGACCGGTACGACGAGTATCGTCGCCACTGGTCGTCGATCGGCGGCGAGTTCCGCACGATCTTGAACTTCTGGCACTTCGCCAGGACTTTCTCTTCCAACCCCGCGTTGAACGCGGATTTTGTCAAGTGTGTCCCGGCAGAGACACCGTTCGCCGTTCCCTCTGAGGACGTGCTTCAGATCATGGCCCGACACTCAATTCAGGCAAGAAGGCTAGTGACAAAGGTCGGGACTTCGTTTATTTACTAGGAATCGCGAACGGTAGTGAGCGGAGCTAGGGGACATCGGGCCACTTCAGAGGGAGACACTACCTGTCTCCCGGCCGATGTCCCCGTAACACCGGACCCGTATCATGCAGGTAAGTGACGAACCTTTCCGTACCACCGACAAGACGAATCGCCACACGAAAGATGGGGCGGAATGTCTTAACCCCACTCCACTTGCGCCCCAATTGGGGCACAAGCCTACCCCTTCTCTTGCCGATCAGATGCGGCAACAGATCATCGCTTCCAAGCGGCTAGCGGAGCTAGACGTTCAGGAGACGGAGGAGGAGGCCGACGACTTCGAGATAGAGGACGATCCCGCGCCGGTTTCTCGTTGGGAAAACGACCTCATTCCCTCGATCAAAGAGACGAGGGCGGTCCTGCGCCAGCTCGAAGAGCAGGAGCGTAAGTACGCGGATGCCGAGGCTGCGCAGCGCAAGGCTGCTGAGGTCCCCGATCCCCGGGCCAAGCCGCGACGCAGCTCACCGGCGGCGGGGGAGGAGGAGGCGTAGCCTCCTCCTCTTTTTTTTTTGAGAGGCACTATCTGCCTCGAACTCTTCGGCCGGAGTTATCCGGCCGTCTTCTGTTTTGCCCCCCGCTTCAGTGA